TTGCTCCAGCAGTAATGGAAGATGTTCCAAGTGACGTTGCTGAAAATTGGATTGATCAATTAACTATTAGACAGTTTAACGAAGAATTGTCAGATGTATTCCCGTACATTTATAAGTTAGTTAGTGAAGCAAGTAAAGCTGACGAAGTAGGACCAGACGAATTAGATGAAGTAGCAGGACCAGATAAATGCTGGCCCGGTCACAGAAAAGTCGGTACTAAACCCGGCACAGGTAAAAATAAAGGCAAGCGTGTAAATGATTGTGAAAAGATTCCAGAAGAGATTGAAATTGAATCAGCATTTGAAGAAATGATGGGTCAGTTTGCTGAAGGTGAAATGAAGTGGAAGCAAACTAGTATGTCACCAGAAGAAGCTGTAGCAAAGTACGGCAAAGACAATGTAAAAGTTAAAAAAGGCGGACTTAACAACGGCGACGATATGGTATCAGTACATGTTGCAGATGAAAGTTTTGATCCAAGTTCAGAGCCAAGCAAAGCAGATGCAATGGCAGACGAATTTATGTCAGCATATGAAAAAGGCGGCGAAGAAGCACTAGCAAAAGCAATGGGCATGAGCGATCAAGAGCTTGACCAAGAAATTACCGAATACGGTATGGAACACGGCTTACATGCTGACGACGATAGAGATGATATTATCCAAGGCGTGATTGAACAAATAGTCGATAACATGGACGAAGGTTTAACTGATGACACTAATGAAGGCATTGATAAAGATGCTCTTCAGGCTTGGTATAGCAAATACGAAGGCAAGCGTTCATATGATGCTTATGATTTAGCAAATGGCTATTTCAAATATTATTTAGACTCAGGTATTCCTACTGACGCAATGGAAAAAGGCGAATGTGCGGCATTGATAAAGAAGTTTGGTGAAGACGAATTTATGGATGATCCATTTGGCGCTATGTATAAAGCACCAGAACTTGCTCCTATTTCAAATGCATTGCATTCCGAGTTTGCTAAAGTTGTAGGCAAACAAGCCCCGGATGAAGAAGACGTAGAAAAAGCAGCTGACATGATTGATAATACTGACGAAGGCAATGCACTTGAAAAGGACGAAAAGACTCCATTAGGCGAGTTCATACTAAGTTACTTTGATAGAGAAAACGGACAGTTTCCAAAAGGTGAAACAGCAGTACTAACAATGGTAGAGAAAGACTACGGTGAGAAATTTATTACACCTGCTAAACAATTTATTGAAATGATCAATAACAAAGTAGCAGAAGTAATGGGTTACAAAGAAACAGAAGAGCCACAAGAGATAGCAAGAATAAGAGAGCTATCAGGCTTATAATAGGCATAAAAGAATTTGAATTGTAAAAGATTCAAAATAAAGTTAAGAAAACACTTGACTTTATAAATAAAAGAGTGTAACATGTACTACATGTGTTACACTTTAACTAGGCACATAAAAAACCATATAAGGCATATAGGAGGCATTAAATTATGGCATCACTAGCAGAAATCAGAGCAAAACTGAAAGAACAAGAATCACGTTCAAGTGGTTCACAAAGCGGCGGCGGCGACAACGCAATTTACCCATTTTGGAATATCAAAGAAGGCGAGAGTGCAACTCTACGTTTCCTTCCTGATGGAGATGATACAAACACTTTCTTTTGGAAAGAACGTTTGATGATCAAACTTCCATTTGCGGGTATTAAAGGTGAGACTGACTCACGCCCAGTACAGGTACAAGTACCATGTATGGAAATGTACGGCGAAAGCTGTCCAGTACTAACTGAGGTACGTCCTTGGTTTAAAGACGCAAGTTTAGAAGACATGGGTCGTAAGTATTGGAAGAAGCGTTCGTATGTATTCCAAGGGTTTGTAACAGACAATCCGTTATCAGATGATAACACACCTGAAAACCCAATTAGACGTTTTATTATTGGACCACAAATTTTCCAAATTATTAAAGCGGCACTAATGGATCCAGATATGGAAGAATTACCAACAGATTATACTGCTGGTGTAGACTTTCGTCTTAACAAAACATCTAAAGGTGGATATGCAGACTACAGCACAAGTAATTGGGCACGTAGAGAACGTCCATTAGACGATACACAAATGAATGCTGTAAATACACATGGTCTATTTAACTTTTCAGACTTCCTTCCTAAAAAGCCAGATGAAGTGGCAGTTAAGGTTATTAAAGAAATGTTTGAAGCAAGTGTAGATGGTGAAGCATATGATCCAGAACGTTGGAGCACTTACTTCCGCCCAAGCGGAATGGCTGCACGTACAGGTGATCCAACTAAAGCTGCTTCTCCACAAGCAACTGCAACTAGCCAAAGTGCGCCTGCTGCTACACCAGCACCAGCACCGACTCCAGAGGCAACTCCAGCACCAGCTGCTGAAGTAGCACCAACTGAAGCACCTAAGACTGGCGGTGACGCAAGTGATATACTTGCAATGATCCGTAACAGACAAAACAACGGTTAGCAACATGCTTCTACTAGCAAACTCGAGAACAGAGATTCACGGTTTACCTGTCAACGTTCCAAACGCTAGTAGAAGCAAACTTTAATATAGGAGAGAAAATGGCTAAATCATTTGACGTAAGTAAATTTAGAAAAGACTTAACTAAGTCTATTCAAGGCATGAGTAGTGGCTTTAACGATCCAACAGATTGGGTAAGTACTGGCTCATATGCACTAAACTATCTTATTAGTGGAGACTTTAACAAAGGTGTTCCGCTTGGTAAGGTAACAGTGTTTGCAGGAGAGTCTGGTGCAGGTAAGAGTTACTTTGCAGCAGGTAATATTGTAAAACATGCACAAGAACAAGGCATATATGTAGTTTTAATTGACTCAGAAAATGCACTTGATCAAGCATGGTTAGAAGCACTCGGTGTTGACTGTGATGAATCAAAACTACTCAAACTAAGCATGAGTATGATTGATGATGTTGCTAAAACTATAGCAACGTTTATGACAGATTACAAAGCAATGGATGAAGAAGATCGTCCTAAAGTAATGTTTGTAATTGACTCACTGGGTATGTTATTAACACCAACCGATGTTGATCAGTTTAACAAGGGTGACATGAAAGGTGATATGGGTCGTAAGCCTAAAGCACTAACTTCATTAGTCCGTAACACAGTTAACATGATTGGCGCACATAATGTAGGCTTAGTTTGTACTAACCACACATATGCATCGCAAGATATGTTTGATCCTGATGATAAAATATCAGGTGGACAAGGCTTTATATATGCTTCTAGTATTGTTGTAGCAATGAAGAAGATGAAGCTCAAAGAAGATGCAGACGGTAATAAGATCAGTCAAGTTATGGGTATCCGTGCTGGCTGTAAGGTAATGAAAACACGTTACGCAAAACCGTTTGAAGGTGTGCAAGTTAAGATTCCATACGAAACAGGAATGAATCCACATAGTGGAATCGTTGAACTTTTTGAAGCAAAAGGTGTTATCGAAAAGCAAGGTAATAGACTAAAGTATGTTACTAGTGACGGTGAAGAAATTCTTGAATATCGTAAAAACTGGTCTGGAGACTTATTAGATAAAGTTATGACTGATTATGCTACTAAAGAAGCTTCAATGGTAAATACCTCGATTGAAGAAGATCTTGAATCACAAGAAGAAGCACTAATAGAGGAATAATTTATGAGCCACGGATTTGATGACGAATCAGTAATTGCAGAAGTTTGGACAGTGTTTAAGGAATACCTTGACAAGAAAAGTGTCGAAGCAGCTGCTGAACGATTTGTAGACTTACTAGCAGACTACGGTGTCGGTGACGACACTATGGCACAAGCAATGGGTGCAGACTTTGAACTAGATAAAGCAATTAATTATTATCTAGACATGGACGAGTCTGACGTCTTAGACGAAGAAGAAGATTGGGGTTAAAGTATGGGTTGGTATAGCGAAGTATCTAGAGACATTAATAAGATACCTGATGCTGTTAAGTTTTTCGAACAAGAACTTAACGAAGCAAAAAACGAAGTTAAACTAAAAGGCAACGTTGAAAAAGCTGCATCAGAAATGCCCGGTATTGTCGAGCATCGCTTTAACCAACTTCAAGAAATTGAAGCCATACTTCATTACCTTAATATTGAGTTACGTAGACTACGTAGTTCATTTTTTAAGAAATATCTTGAAAACTATCAACGAGCTCTGTCAAGCCGTGACGTTGAAAAATACGTAGACGGTGAGGCAGACGTTGTTGACTACGAAAAGATTATTAATGAATTCGCCCTTATGCGTAATAAGTGGTTAGGATTACTTAAAGGTCTTGATCAAAAACAATGGCAAATTACTAATGTTGTTAAACTACGAGTAGCAGGAATGGAAGATGCAAGTCTTTAAATGCTAAAGAAAGTAGCAACTTGGCTAGACATATGTAAAGCTCATTGGAAGGAAATATTTGCTCTTTCTTTTGCTTTACACTTTATAATGGATCTATTTATTATAGGTCCATTATTTTTCTTACTAGGGTACCTTTTTGGTGTTCATGTAGACCACCACTAAAGCCGTTACTAGCATCTTACTATAAGAAGACCTGGTAAATATACTAAATGTAAGGAGTAAGAATGGCGCATTCAGCAGAATACTTAGAAGAACTTAAAAAGTTACACGACAAAAAAACGTTTGGGTTAAATAGAAATATACCAGCAGTTGTACATAAGTTAATTAAAGAAAAAAATATTACTAGTTTTTTAGACTTTGGTGCAGGTAAAGGTTATACAAGTGAAACCATAACGCACACTTATCCTGATATAGAATTACATACATACGACCCAGCTACATTTCCAAACCCCTTACCAGAAAGTGTAGAACTTACATACAGTAGCGATGTGTTAGAACATGTAGAAGAACATCTAATTGATGACACAATACAAGACTTATGTAATAGATCTAGTAGATATCAATATCATCTTATTGCATGCCATCCTGCAAAGAAAGCATTAAGCGACGGTAGGAATGCTCATCTTATTATTGAAAAGCCAGACTGGTGGAAACGCAAGCTCGAACAGCTCGATGATTGGAAAATTATTCATGAAGAAGTTACAGAGCGTCATGCTAAAGTTAAAAAAGGTCCACCCCTACATGTTGTAAAATATATTGTGATGCTGGAAAAGAAATGAAACAAGTTTACGGATATTGGATGCCGTCTA